GTAGCGTCGTTAACTCCCGGCGCTTCCGGAATGTCAGCAGGCGGATTGGGAATGAGGTTCGGCGCTAGACCGCTACCGGGAAAATCGTTGCTCATTTCTTCCTCTGTGCTGCCGCGTAGGCAGTCGCCAACGCAGTTGTGATGAACTTTTCTTTGGCTTCCTTAGTAGCGTTGCGCGTTGATTTGTCCGCGAACGTCCTGATTTGATCGGCAACTTCCTTTGGGGCATCAGATAACTTAGCCCAAGGTCCGGAAGTTTTCGCGCGCACAATAGAGCGACCGGTGTCCCCGGAAGGTGCATCCGTCTTTTTACGCGCAGCGGGTTTTTCTTCTTCCTCTTTCGGTTCATCATTATCCAAATCATCATCGTCGGTTTCTTCCGCTTTGACAGTCTTAAATTCTTCATCAACTGCCTTGATGACTGCATCCGCAAAAGCATCCGCCGTTGCGAAGCTTTCCGGTTCCATATTCTTGCCAAACTCAACGACCTTGGCGCTGCGGCGCGGATCAGTGCCAAACCATTCCGCTTTGGCTTTGATGGATTTCTTGATATCGTCATTGGTAAACGCAGGCTTCTTCGCAGGCTGTGCCGTCGCCGCTGCCAATTCTGCAATCTGTTGCGCGGTCTTGCGGACCGCTGCGATATCGCCAGCCTGCGTTGCGGTATCGAGTTGGTTGGTCAGCGTTTGCTGCATTTGCTGGCGCAGCATCGTTTCAATATCGGCCATTGTTTACCCTGTACGTTTAGCATCAAAATTAAAATCAGGCTGCGCTTTGACCACGCCAAGTTTTTCGTCGTCGCCTTCTTCCCATTCAAGAGTTTCGGGCGCAGGCATGTCCGTTGCCGGTATCACTCCGATAACGTCATTGAAGGAAGATATATAACGCCAGCCGCCCGTTACCACAATCCCCTTGGATGCCTGAAACATCGTTCCGGCACCCCAACGGATCAGCACCCAATCGCCAACCTTGGCTTCCTGCTTTGAAAGACCGGTGCCATCTTTGTAGGAAAATGCGAGCGGTCCCATGGCGCGGATGATGCCAGCCTGCACGCCATGCTGTCCTAGTTCGCGGGTCATATCGGCTACGATGATTGAACCGATGCGACGTGGCGGCAATGGAATTTGGATAGCAATGATATCGCGCGAAGGCTGTACTTTTGTATGCGGTAGCTCAAAACCGTATAGTGACATTAGATATTTTCCTTGTTTAGTTCTTCCAATAGTTTATTCGGCTGCAAGTCCAATAGGGCTGCCGCCCATTGGTAAGCCACTCCCTGCCCCTGCCGGATTGGGTTGGACGGTTGGCCCGATAGGAGTTCCCGCACCATTTGGTCCCGGCGCGATTTGAGGACTGCCCGCAACTGGTGTGTTAGGGGGTTGTCCAGCCATTCCCTGACTGTCGCCTCCGATGCTACCCGCGTCATTAGTCAATTGCTCCATAGTTTTTTCGAGTGTTGCTAGCTGCACACGCATCATGTCCGCGTTGAATGCGCCGCCGGTAGCTTCAACCAGTGCTTTGATGGACTGCGCCGCTTGCAGCATAGCCAATGAATGCGCCTTGATACGGTTGGTTTCTTCTTTCTTGAACTCCAACAGCATCGCGGTCTTTTCCGCGTCTGTCGGTTTCGGCGCAGGCATGGGCGGTGCTATCAATTTTTCAGGATCGGGGAAACGCATAGTCTGTGCGTAACGTAATGCCACTTCATGCGGATTGAATACCAGCGGGAATTGCAACATGTCATGGTAAGCCTGTGCTGCCATGCCGCGATGCATTTCCGTTGACATATTGGCATCAGCGGTCACTTCAATGGGCGAACTGCCATCAATACCCTGTGGCAAGTGACCGGCACCGTCAGCCATGGCCGCGAAAGATCGCATTTCTTCCGTAATAGCACCAATGATGCGACGATGCACAGCGCTGTGAACCTGTGCGCCGTTGTCAATGATGCCTTTCGCCAGCGTGGCCGTCATGGAAGCTGGCGCGTTTTCCAGCAAGTTCAAGGTACCCGCCAAACGGTCCCCTAGCGTCATCACCTTATCGAGTGTCTGAAACATGCCGGGAGTGACTTGCTTGGCCGGGAATAGCGATACGGTATCGTTGATGGAACGTCCATCTGTGTTGATGGTGGTCAGGCGGTTAGCCTGCAAGGCGATACTATCGGGAAGTCCGATCCCGCTAACCGCCGCGACGCCACCATTTTCGCCAGCCGATTGCGCGGTATCATTAATGGATGCTAGCAGGCGGTCCGCGCTGTGTTCTGTCTTAGAAAGCAACCAACCAAAACCGCGCGGAAGAAAACTTCCCTTGGGGTCCGGTATCATCTTGTAGGCGTAGTAACGATTATGCGGACGGAATAACAACATTTCTTCCGTATCGACTACCGTCTTTTTTGACCAACGTGGCGTGATCTTGACGACGCAAGGCTGATCTTCAAGTGATACTGTTACCGTCCAAGGTTCATCATAGTCGTCGCCATCCATGTCGATCCACATATCAACTTCATAAAATTTTTGCGGTTGCTGCGGATCAATGTCGTCAAAATTTGGCTTGTAATCAATCCAGTGTCCTAGCTCAATTGAACGCTCAATTTCGTAAGGATACTTTTCAATGTGATGCGTAATGCGCGGGGTACGTTCAAGCGATTTCGCGTTAGCGTTTATGATGACTTCGCCGCAGGGGAGGAACGTGCTGCGGTACTGCCCATCATGGTCATCAAACCAGCGTTTGCGCCAGCCAAGGCCGGTCACGCCCATATGCAGCACAAGCGGATCGGTATCTGTTACCCAATCCGGATCAACAGTGCGAAGTTGTGAGCTAACCCAAGCGGCGAGTGGTTCGCCACCGGGTTCTGATGCCTTGGCTAGATCGGGTTCGGAAAGAAGTGCGCTGACGATGCGAGCGGCAAACTGAATAACTGCCGATAGCGTCATTGCTGTTGAAGGTGGCCCGTCTTCGTTGCTGCCTTGATCTTCGCGATTTTGTGGGCTGGATAAATTGGTATCGCTGTCAATACTATCGAGGTAGCCGTTAGCTTTTCCAAGCCAATCGGCCATGCTCCGCTCGTCAATTTTTACCAGTTCAATTATATGGTCAGCAAGTTGACGGCGCTTGTTATCGTCCAGCTTTTCCGCAAGGTTTCCGATATCTTCGGGTGCCTTCAGGTCAAGCTTGATTTTAGGGCTGTCAAATTTCATGAATAAAGACCTATGCTTTTGTAGACACTTTGTCAACAATAGCACGCGCTAGCGTCATAAGCACGTCTGTTGAAAATTCGTTTTTCGCATAATTGTAAGCTGCGCAAACTACTTGAACGTTATCTGGCGTGTACCCCTTAGTGCTATCGCGACGGTCTAGCGAAGGTGCCCAAGGATTTGTACGAGAAGGTACGGCGGATGGTTTTAAATCGAAGGGCAATTTTGTAACTTCGCAAAAGCCTTGTTCTATAGCTAATATTACTCGTTCAAGCGGTATCGAAAACTCAAATCCATAATCTTTCGCGCGTCTTGCAGCAAAGAACATAAGTAAACGAGCACGACCATTTGGCGTTAAACGATAGTTAGCCGTAGTTGTACGATTATACACCGCGCCGAGTTCTGTTGATTGTATCCGCGCAGCAACTTTGCGTTTACGTTCTAAATTACATTGATGGCAAATAGTTCTATGGGTAACCAAGTCCCGTAATTCTCCGCACTTACTACATCTTTTGACTTTCTTGTGTCGCATGATACTATCTGTTGATGTTATTTGGGGCGGCCTGAAATATTGGCCTAATTCAAAAGGAAAGTCAATATGCAGGTCATTGATAGATCACTCCAACCGTCTCAATACTGGCCGGGCCTCTACGCCCTATTTGGGATGGATTACGAAAGACTTCAGCCGATTTACACTTCGTTCTTTGACACGAAGCCTTCCGAAAAAGCCTTTGAAGAATTTATGACAGAGCGGGCCGGTCTTGGTCTTGCTACTCAACAGCCCGAACTTGAGCCTGTCCAGTTCGACTTCCCCAACGAAGGCTACCGCACTCAGGTAACGCACGCCAGCTATGGCCTTGCCGTCGCAATTTCCCGCGAAGCCAAAGACGACAATCTCTATGAAGATGTTGGCGCGCGAATGATGAAGGAACTGGCGTACTCCGCCCGTCAGACTGAAGAATACATTGCGCATGCTCCGCTTCAAGTTGCGGTCGATAGTGTGAATGGCCTTCGTGCCGATGGTGTTCCGCTTGGTTCGGCTTCGCATCCTACCGCTTCCGGTCTTCAATCAAACCTTCTCGTTAGCGCTAACGTTTCCGAACTTGCTTTCGAGAACGCGGTTATCCAGATCGGCTATACCCGCAACGGACGCGGTTTTATTATCAACGTGCTTCCGAAATGCGTGATTTTGTCCCCGGAAAGCGGTCCGGAAACTCGCCGTATTCTTGGTTCGCCCCTGCAATGGAATGCACAGACGAACAACATCAACGTGCTTCGTGCTACCGGTGCGCTGCCGGAAGTGATCGAAACTCCCTACCTCGTTGACAAGGATAATTATTTTATCCAAACGTCGATCCAGAATATGGACAATGGCGAAGGTATGACGTTTTGGGAACGTTCTGGCGTTGAGATGCGCGAGGATAGCAATTGGTCAAATCAGGCTTCACTGATCGCAACGTGGTTCCGCTGTTCGGCTTCCATCATTGATTGGCGTGCTGTGTACGTTTCGCCCGGTGCCAGCGGTTCGTAAGGTTTAAAAGTCGCCGTAAGACTGAAAAGCCTCTACGGGTTTCCCCACCTGTAGAGGCTTCTTTTTCGAGGTACCATGCGAAACGAGAAACCCAAGTTTGGTTCTGCCGTTTTGTGGGGTGCTTGCTCACGGTGCGGAGCGCGCGTGCGCTACGATACTTTATGCCGCGAACGCCTTACCGGGTTGCTGGTTTGCGGTCCTGCCAGCGGTCGTCCTGTGCGTTACTGTCTCGATCCTTGGCCACAAGTTTATGATTTTCAGGTATCGCCTGACCGCTCTGTAGAACCCCCGCCAGAACCGCTGCCGACACGCTGGATGCTGGACAACATCTTTTCGGCGGGTACCTACAATTCGGTCGCCGCCAACACACCAGCGGCTTACGCCAATGCACCTAAGCCTGCGCCTAGCGACGAAGTGCGGCTGCAAAGCTATCTTGTTCCGCCAGCTAATACCTATACGGTTGGAAACTATAGTTTCGTTCCGTATGAAAATGCACTTAACCAGAACCAAGACCGTGCTACGCTGGTAGTCATCAACCCGGCGAACTATGACGGGACGTTTGTTCCTAGTAATTCAGTACGGACAGTTACGCCACCAAGCGAAGCGGAAGAACTGGAAGACTTGGAAGCTGATGCAGGATGGACGCCGCCTTGGGCGGTTGAGGAAGGCATATGACAACCGCCGCGACTGTTATCAAGAATGCATTGCATCTTTACGGCATCACGGATCAAACTGAAGACCCTACGGCAGTCGATATCGCCAACAACGTCATTGTGCTGAATGACATGCTGCGAAGCGAGCATGTTGACGGTGCCGCGCAATATCTCATGAACCGCGTATCCGCTACCGTGCCAGCCGGTACTTCCGGACAAG